GGTAAGTATATCTGGGAGTTTGAAGATCAGTTTAGAGGAGATGATGCCGTCTTTTACGAACAAGTCAAGAGCATCAACCGAGTAAGTCACACCCAAGTCACCGATGTCGTGCATGTATTTAACGAGTATATCCAGAAACTTGACGAGTTTGTTATTTAAAAACAAAATCTATATTGGGTGTATAAGATGAATACGAAACCAGAGGACATTCGGGGCTTGATACAACTCGCGCGACCTAATCTGAGGCTTTCAAGCGTCACTCAGTATGAAGCCAACTTGAAGAAGATCCGCGCACAAGCGGGGGCGGACTCCTATGATTTCTTGAAAAAGCCCACCGAAGTGCGGGACTTGATGAAAGACCTACATTACACCACTCAGCGAAACATCTTGAATGCGATCATCGTGTTTCTGATGGCGATCGATAAGGATAACAAGATGACCGATCTCATCTCGAATTACTCCACGACTCGCGATGCTCTTAACGAACGCTATGTGGAGGAAAACAAGTCGGGTATTATCTCTGAAAAACAAAAGAAGAACTTCGCCAGTATGGACGAGATTGATGCGATGCTGGAAGCTCTCAAAAAGGAAGTCGCTCCTTTCAAGAAGAAGGATCGGCTCATTCAAAAGGAGGTTAGTCAGTTGAGGGCATACGTGATATTCAGTATGTTGAAGCGTCTGCCAACCCGGAACGATATGAGTGGAATGCGAGTCATCAACCAGAGCACTTACAAGAAGCTCACGCAAGAGGATAAGGAGGCACGAAACTATCTCGTCAATCAACCCAAGAACATGCGGTTTGTGTATAATGTGTATAAGACCTCCAAGAAGTATGGGGAGAATGTGATGGAAGTGCCCGACGATTTGAAACCGATTATCAGAATGTATATGAGACTTACGGGGATAAAAAACGGAGATGTGATGTTTGATATGACTCGCAACGCTATCTCGCAATTGCTCACAAAGCAGAGCCAGAGGCTTATCGGTAAAAAGATTAGTAGCACGATGATCCGCAAGATTTACCTCTCCGATAAATATGCCGATGTGAATGTTGAAAAAGATAAGGATAGCAAGATGATGATGCACTCCAAGGGAATGGCTGAGCTGGTCTATACCAAGAAAGCAGATTAGAGGTTGAAGACATCTACGCGACCTCCTTCAAGTGAAGCCGATCGCATATATTCACAGAAGTTTCTAAGAGTTGTTACCGCTGCACGATGCTCATCGGATTTCAGATGAAGCTCAATACCTCGGTTGCCAACACGACCACCCGTGAGCTTGGTGGAGTTGTAGAAGAAGCGTCCCCTAAACTCGGTCTGCTGTTTTCCCTCAAAGGTGTTATCGGTGCCACCATCTAAGCCACCGCCCTCTGATGAATATTCATCGCGAGACACAAAGACCATCTGCTCCGCCCTCTGAAGAAGCGAGTAAAGTCTCGCGAGGTTTGTGACATTTGTGGAGAACTCGAACTTATCGTTATATCTAAGATTGTAGGAGAAACCCGCGGGCTGTCCCGTCACGATTGCGGGGGATAACGCTCCCGTATTAAGCAGAATGTTATCTTCACCCGCTCGGTCGGCGTTAAACATAGTGATCACCTTGCTAACCAGCCGTGAAGCCATACCCAGATTTCTCACATTCTCGGTTTGAAGAGATGCTTGGCTGACGGTCGTTGTGACCGCGCGATAATCCACAAACGGGAAGGTCAAGACCTTATTTGCCTCGGCAAACCTCTCCATTTCGTCAGAAGCTCCGTAATATACGTAATCGGCACAGAACTTCAGCTCGGATCGGGGGATAGCGATACTCTGATCCGCGGTGCCAGTCACACGAACGAGGCGGTGACCCACGGGCGGGCGAAGTGTCAGCTCAATCGTGACGGGCTCGTCCATCATATAGAGCGGAAGCTGATGAACCTTCAAGAAGGGGAAGAGGTCTGACAAATCCACGGCGTAGGAGGGACACTCATCGGGTTTAGTCCCATCAAAGACGGCTATCGGCATCTGGAGACAATCGTGAGTTGCGTAAGCGAGGATTTCGGCATCGCGCGAGGTCATCACCGAAACACCGACCGCTGTGGTGGTGGGCGAAACACCCTCTTCGTGGTCTAGCTGTAGAGACATATATCTCCCCGTTGTGTAGAGCTCACGCTCAACGTTGTTTTCGCTGGATATCTTCGTGGAATGGAATGCATGAAGATGATCCCAATCGCTAATCTCATTTAACACCTTGTTGCCAACCTTCAAGACGGCTTTCTTGACAACGGAGCCAATACCGATATTCGGCGGAAGCACCGCCCGCGTGACTGCAGCGGGAGGGGTCAAGGACACAAACAGCTTAGAGTGCGAATGAAGGAAACCCTTCTGTTGAAGCTGAAACCTCACAAAGCCATCTACGCTCGAACCAGAGCCATCCGAGAACACCACGGGCTCTAGCAGATCGGTCTCCATTTCTTGCAAATAAGAGGCGGGAACACTCCCCAGTCTCATAAAGTTGGGGACATCGGGGCGATAAGATTGCTCTACGGGTGGAGATCTATCGGTTGGGGGAATCGTTGCCATAGTTTATGGAGTGGGTTATATTTGTTTTATGATCCAGAAATAATAATAAATCGTTGATATAGAAAAAAAGTTTTGACGATAGATCGCTAGCTTTTTTTCAGAGTAAAGATATATGAAGATACATCAGATATTCGGCTTGTTTAACGATGGCAAACGCCTCCAAGATATACCCAAGTTTGTCGGTCAAACCTCCAAGACATTTGATTTCTGCGTGAAGGAGGGGATTGATTATAAGATGTGGGATCTCGCGGATTGCGAGAAGTTGATAGACAAATATCCCCAGTATCGCGAGCTGTGGGATAATTTCAGACATCCCATCCAAAGGGTAGATTTTGCGAGATATCTTATACTCTATGACGAAGGGGGGATATATCTGGATTGTGATGTTTGTCCTATCGCCGACATACGTGAGTTATTTTCTAGGAAAGAGTTTTTCGTGACTTGGGACTGGGATACGACTAAAAATGTCCGCTTTAAAGAGCTCCCGTATAATGCCGTTATGGGCTCACAATGTAAGAATCCGTTGTTTATAGAGATAATACAAGAAGTCATTCGGTCGGTTGAAGAAAAGAACCAGATCGCCATTTACGAAAGATGGATCGGCAGATATGTCTTTCAAACCACGGGGCATTATGCGATACGTCGTGTTTTGAAAAAACATCCTCAAATCCCTCTTCTGAATATTATGAAGGTCATCAAGCGTAATAAAACCATAGTCGGCGATAATCCGATGTTTGAAGATTTAAATGCTAATACTTGGTGAGCTTTTTTTTCAGAGAGATAGATAATGCCTATAACTAAGTTTGTTATCAACCTTGATTCGCGTCCGGATAGATGGCAGTATTGGGAGGGGCGGAAAGGATACCTTCGGTGGAGAGCCACTCCTAGGGAGGAGATTAGCCCCGAAAGTCATCTCATCGAAAAGATGATATCCTATCATAATGTCCGACATACTCCGCAACACAAGAGTAAGATCGCGTGTATGGTCTCGCACATAAACCTCTGGCGACACATCATCACGAATAAGCTGGATAAGGTGGTGATCCTTGAAGATGATGCCCTAGGCTTTGTCCGTGAAGAGCATATGGAGGGATTGATGGACGATGGTATCACATACCTCGGGGGCTTCTTTGTTGCCCCCCAGATCACCAAAAAGCTCCACCGAGGCGAGGTTGAGACCGATCTCGTGCATGGTCTCAATCTCGTTGATCCGAGCAAGTTTAAGGTGATGTGTTGCTTGGCTTACTACATCCCAACTTGGCAAGTTGCGATGGAGATGTATGTAACAATAATGGATAAAGAGAGATATCGAGCGATTGATATTATGATCGCAAATGAAGAGAGCATCAAAAAGTATTTCGTGTATCCCGCGTGGTTTGCGGAAAGCACCACGGGAGGCTCAGATATTCGCGATGGTCAGAAAAAGTTTGCGCGAAGTGATTATACCTTCAAGTAGTAGGCTTCATCCTCAATGATCTCGCATTTTTAAGTGCTAAATATTTTGCTCTCAGAACGGGATCCACGTCAGCAAGATTTTTTTGCTTTCGTTTCGCCCGTGACTCCTCAACACGCTTTTTATACGCTACGGGATCTGCAAGAGTAGCCATATGAATCGCCTTTTGGTCTGGGTGTCTTTCTAACCACGCATCTTTTCTAGCCTTTATCTTTGCTCGGTGCTCCTCCATCTTCTATAACTTGATATAGACGAGAACGTTTATATCAAATTTCTCATCTAATAGGCTTCTCGGGAAAGGATCTATCCGCCATCTCGCATATCGCATCAAAGAGCTCCAAGAGCTTCTTGCTATCTTTTAGTCTTTGACGTATCACAGCGACTTCTATGATGTTAGTCACGCTAAGTGGGGGGAGATCTTCAAATATCTCTCGACAGAGATCTGCGTCTTCTAAATACTTCCAAGGCATTATTGGAGGCTTATATAAAAATACGGATAGTTTTTGTGAAATTATTGGATGAGCTGGATCCCATTCGGAGACCACACCAGCACCGCGCGAGCCTTCGCGTAGATGAAGACCGACTGGGGCGAGTCATCGGTCAGATCGGTTTCAAGGGATACTCCCCACTGAAGACGCGAGAAGTCTTGGCCCGAGTTAAATTGTGAGTATTTCTGACCGATGCCGAAGAGGGCACCGCCATCACTTAGCTTTTTGTAAGAACCCGTGCCCGATCCCAGATCATAGGCGCGAGTGTTATTCACCGTAGAAACAGAGCAACGATCCACCAGATATTCGGGGATAACCGAATCCACGAAGGCTTTGAGGAGTTGCGGATCTACCACCGCGGTCTGAGCATCCTTATCAATATTGGTGACGATGTCATATTCGCAAGGATACTTCACGCCACCGCGAAGCCACTGAACCCGCTTGAAGTGAGCCAGAGTGCCATCGCTCTTCGAGGGATAGGTCGTGGCATAACCATTCTGGGCGAGGGTGTTGATGTGCGAGGAAGGGCAGAAATTCATAAAGATACTTTGGAGCTGTTTCAGACCCAGCGAGAATTGAAGCTGAGCGTTGGTGGAGTTGATGCTGGTGTAGAGGGAGGTGATGGTGTTAAACTCTAACTGACCCGAGGTCTCGCCCGCCATCGCTCCCATCTGATCGGCGGGGATATCCGCAACCTCAAAGTCCAGAGACAGATTTTTCAGCTGATAGTGAGCGTCCGTGATCGCGGTTGTGACGCCATTCGCGTTAAACAGAGCGTTGCTATCGGGGGATAGATGGACTTCAATCTGGATACCTCCAAAGGAAGTCTCCATAAGGTTGATGCTATTGCCACTCATCAAGAAGCCACACGGGAGATGGCACGAGAAAGACTTCTTCACATCTGCGGAAGCGACCGCTGCATCGTTGGCTACGACCGTCTGGAAGAAGACCTCGGGATCGGGCATAATCAAGGCGGTATCGTTGAGCGGGTGAAGGAGATCTTGCTTCGAGGAGCCAAGCCCGAGGTAAGTTGAGAGGTAACGGGGGTAGTGGCGGATGTGCTCGCAGATCTGCTTTGATCGGTTGTGGCGAATAATCAACTGATCCATGACGCCAAAGATGCCGAGGCGATTATCCATCGTGACGCGGTTATCTCCCGTATCGGTATCGAGGACGGGGGCGGGCGGGGAGGCGTTATCTTTGAAAACGGCGAGGTCGCCCGTAAGACGGATGGACTTCGTATCAAGGATCCCCGCTTGAGACTGGATGGTAAAGGATAGAATGGGGAATCCGTTTTTAAAGCTAATCTTGCCATCTGAGGGGATATTATCTGGGCGAACCGAAACATAACGCGATGTGCTCATTTTATACGATGAGTAGTATTAAAAAACAAAAATCAAAATAACTAAAAAAACTTAGCCGTAGTGCCCCGCCTTCACGCGGAGTTTGTGAATATATTTGTAACAGAGTGCGTCGGTTTTAGTCTCGAATGACTTACATATTTTTTCAGTGCGTATTAAGTAAGGTTTATTTCGTCTATCTGTCCTAAAACGAATAGTC